AGCATTAGTTATACGTAATGTAAATTTTAAAACAAGTGCTTCATCTAATATAATTCCTTTACTACAAAGGTCTTATGAATATGCAATAGACTTTTGGGGATATGCAAGTGCATCTACTGGTACTCCCAGATACTATGCACGAAAAAATAATACATCAATTTATATAGTACCTACTCCTGCATCAACATTAACAGGAGAAATTCAATATACAAAAAGACCATTAGCTTTATCAAGTGCAACAGGTACAAGTGCAACAACTTCTAATTACTTTAGTGAGTTTTGTTACAATGCTTTATTTAATGCATGTATGATAGAAGCTAATTATTTTATAAAAGATTTTAATACTATTCAAGTTTGGGAAGGTAAGTATAAAAATTCCATAGATGGATTACGTAATCAAGCTAGACGTACTAGACAGGATGATATGGAAAGTCCAGCTAGTCCTGCTGGTGGTCCTAATCCAGTTCTACAAGGAGCTAACTAATGGCTAACGATAATGATAATGAAGATCAAATTTTAGTTTTAGACGAAGATGGGAATATAATAGATATTATTGATAAAGAAATGATGCAACTTGAATTATTTAAAACAAAAGATTTAAAACCAAATAAAACAGGTGGACAAATAAAAAAGAAAAGAAAAAGATCTAAAAAGAAACCTAGAGGTTGGGGTAAAGCTAGATATAAAGGAGCTAATTAGTGGCTGATAAAAAAAAATCTTTATGGAATAAATATAAAGAATCTCATGCATCTAAAGTTGTAGATCCTTTATTTAAATATTGGACTGCAACTGAACTTGCTGATATGATAATGAATGCTTATTCAGGTGTACCATTATTTAAAGAAGGTGGGCAAATAGAAAAGAAAATAAAAAGAAAAAAAACTAAGAAAAAACCTAGAGGTTGGGGTAAAGCTAGATATGGTAAATAGAGCTAGTATTAGACAACAAATAATGAAACCAAAAAATAAAAAGAAAAAAAAGAAAAGGAAAAAATAAAATGTTAGGACCACATACAATACTACAAAGACCTGCAAAACTTGAAGAGATAAATGGGAAACCAACTGGTCAAGGTTTTGGTGCAGCTCGTAAAGGACCTCAAGTTCATGGTGGTCCTATAGAAGCTGTAACAGATGAGAAATATCCTGAAGGAGAATCTTTTAAAACTAACTTAAATGAAGTATCTAATATAGGAGTAAAGTAAATGGCAGATATACCAAAAAGTAAAGGACAAGCAGTAGTATGGGGTTTTAAAAAAATTAAAAAACTTTGGGATGGATTAAAATCTAATAAAGATGAAATTCAAAAAGTACAAAAGAATATTAAACAGTTAAATAAACAAAAAACAAAAGATATAAAACATCATGGTTTTAGTAATGCTAATAAAAAATTAGATACTGCTAAAAATAGACTTAAAAAATTAAAAGCAGCAGATAGAGAAAGAATACAAAAATTAAGAAAAGGTGGCTTTGGTGCTATTGTTGGTATAGGTGGAACTGGTGCTGCAGTAAGTATTATAGATAAAATATTAAAAGATACTAAACCTTATACAATTAAAAAAGGTGATACTCTTTCAGAAATAGCTAGAGATAATGGTACAACATTAAAAGCTATACAAGAAGCTAATCCTCACATAAAAGATCTTAATAAGATAAGACCTGGACAAGAAATTAAAATGCCTGAAAAAGTTAAAGATAGAAAATCTGTATATCAAGGTATGACTAAATCTGAAATGGCAGGTATAACAAAAGATAAAGTTATTGAGAGAAAACATGGTGGACAAATAGGAACACCTAGAGGAGTAGGAGCTGCACTACGTGGCTATGGTAAAGGATATAAGTAGTGCCATTTAAATCTAAGAAACAAAAAACTTATCTAGCTATTAATGAGCCAGAAGTTTATAAGAAATTTAAAAAGGAGGAAAATATGTATAAAGTAAAGAAAAGAGCTAAAGGTGGTAAAATAGATAATAGTGGACAAAAGTTTGTTGCAAATTTATATAAAACTATTATATCTCCAGTAACTCAAGGACTAAATTTACTTGGTAATATGAATTTAAAAAAAAGGAAAAAATAAATGGATAAAATAAAAGCAAGACTAAAAGAACCATCATCATATTCTGGAATAGCAGCTATATTAGCTATGTGTGGTATTATAGTTCCTAATTCTACATGGCAAATGCTATGTCTAATAGGTTGTGGTATCGCAGGTGCTGCAGGATTTTGGATGAGTGAAAAGAAAAAATAATTAGGAGTTAATTATATGTTAGCTGGATTACCAGTAGAAATGTTGACAATGCTTGGATCTAGTTTACTAGGTGGTGTTATGACTATCTGGGGACAAAGATCAAAAGATAAAGCTAATCAACAAAAGATGCTTCTTGCCAGAGGTAAATTTCAAATGGATGAAGTTACTAAAGCAAGAGAGTATGATAATAAAGGATTCCAATGGACAAGAAGAATTATTGCTTTAACAGCAGTCTTTATGATTATTGCTTATCCTAAAATAGTTCCTGTATTTTTTGATACTAATGTTGTTCTTACATGGACAGAATTTGAACCTGGATTTTGGTTCTTAATAGATAAAAAAGAAGTAGTTATGGATAAGATATTTAATGGAGTTATTATTACACCTCTTGATACTCATTTAATGTCTGCTATTGTAGGATTATATTTTGGTGGGAGCTTAGTTAAAAAATAATGGCTAGATCAGGTACATATAATTTTAATTTAGATATTGATGAAGTAATTCAAGAAGCTACTGAAATGATTGGTGGCGAAGAAACTCTTGGACATACACCTCAATCTGCTAGACGTTCAATTAATTTAATGTTGAATGACTGGCAGAATCGAGGTGTTTTATTATGGTCTACCTTTACAACTGCTGTAACTGTAGCATCAAGTACAACTACTTATGCACTAGCTGATTCAGTAACAGATGCATTAGAAGTTACTTATGCAGCAAATACTAGTAGTTCTGATTTAGCATTAGAAAGAATATCTTTTGAAGAATATAATGTTATTCCAAATAAATCACAAACAGGTAGACCTTCTCAATATAGTATTAAACGTAATGTAGATAATCCTACAATACATCTTTATCCTGTTCCAGATAATTCTACAGGTATTTTAAAAGTAGAAGGTATTAGACAATTAGAAGATGTAAATAAATCTGCAGATCAAAATGCAGATGTACCAGTAAGATTTTTACCAGCTTTAACATGTGGTTTATCATATTATTTATCTATGAAAAGACCAGGTATTCCTGCAGATAGAATACAAATGTTAAAGATGAATTATGAAGAAAAACTAATGAGAGCAATGGAGGAAGATCGAGAAAGGGCAAGTATCTATTTTAAACCTAAAATAGGTTATGTCTAATGGCTTCCAATAAAAATGCTCTAGCTATGTGTGATACATGTGGTTTTGTATATGCACATAGAATAATGAAATTAAATAGTTATAATATGGTCACTTGTCCTGAATGTTGGGATGGTGCATATGATTTTAAAAATCATCCTCAGAATAAAGTACCAGACGTAAGAGATGATGTAACAATTAGAAATCCTCGACCTGATATTGGTGGCAGAAACCTTGAATGGCAAAATGTTGCTGTAAATTGGGAAGATGAAGATAAATGGTGGCAAGGAATATGACAACACTTACAGGAAAACAAATAGCAAAAAGTTATAAACAGTTATTAAAAATGGCTGTTAGTACAAATACTGGTATTACAGAAGATGTAGTTCAAGTAGAAACTGGTGATGGTACAGACACACCTATAAAAATGTCTACAAATACTGTAAATATTGTAGGTAACTTTGGTGTAACAGATGATGTTTCTGTATCTGGTAATGTACAAGTTACAGATAAAGTTTGTGCTTCAGCATTTTATGGTGATGGTTCTAATTTAACAAATGTTCCTGCATCAGGAGATGTATCTGTATCTACATTAAGAGTTACAAATGATGCAACTATTGGTGGAGCTTTATCTGTAGGAGGAGCAGTAAATTTAGCTTCTACTTTAACAGTAGCAGGAAAAGCTGAGTTTGATGATGATGTATGTGTAAGTGGTAATACAATACTTGTTGGAAACTTAGCAGTTGGTGGAACAGCTACAGTTGCTGGTAATGCATCTGTGGGTGGAACACTATCTGTAGGAGGTGCTACACATCTTGCAAGTACTTTAACTGTAGCAGGAAATACAACATTAACAGGAACTCTTGGAGTTGGTGGAGCAGCTAACTTTGCATCTACAGCAACAGTTGAAGGTGCTACACATTTACAAAGTACAGTATCAGTTGGAGGTGCTGCAACATTTGCAAGTACTGTAACAATAGCAGGAGCTAATGTACAAGCAGCAAATGCTAAAGTATGTGCAAGTGCGTTTTATGGAGATGGAGCTAATTTAACAAATGTACCTGCAGGAGGTATATCAGGAAATATATCAGTTAA